CAAGGCTCTGTATCCACCCCGATACTCAGGAACGAGAGTATAATATCACTTCTTGGTTCGTTTCAAAGGCGATTAAAAACCTTAGAAGGGAAACAGAAGTCAAAGCAATTATCTCATACGCTGATAGTGACCGCCATAGTGGTACAATCTATCGCGCTTGTAACTTTATGTATTGTGGATTATCAGATGCAAAAAAAGATTTCTACTATGCAGACGGAACTAAACACTCTCGTGGCAAAGTAAAAGGTGCCGAGGGAGAATGGAAAGATCGCTCCCGCAAGCACCGATACGTTATGATTTTTGATAAGAAACTAGAACTATTGTGGAATAGTGACCCTAGTGTTCTCAGTCTGAATTAGACCTTCATTTACATATTCAGAAGATAAATCATAAGTCATAATTTCTCTCATATCATTGAGGAACTGTTGCAGATATTCTCTTCTCAACAAATAGATAGAAGATTTTTGGTTGTTTTTTCTAATTTCATATTCCCAGTTTGTGACTGGTCTTACTGGATTTAATGTTGCTCTGTAATCATCGGGATCTGGTATTGTGAAATTGGAATCAACGACCTTTTCTTTTGGAAGAATTAATCTGCCACTAGAATCCTTGACCTCTTTGGTTTCATAATAACGAACATCATTTAATCCATCTATACCATAAAGGTTTTCGGCATATTTGTAGAGATGGTAGTTGGATAATGGCCATTCGTCTCTTACATTAATAATGCCAGCAGTTAATAAGACCACCCAATCTAATTCTGCATTTCCATAAAACTCTTCTGCTACAAGTTCTGGTCTAGAACCTTCTGGAATTTCGTATTTGTTGAAGATAGTGAAGACTCTTGATAAATCATCACGGAGTTTGTTTCTTCTGAATAAGTTTTTTACTGTTATGTAACTTTGTGAGGAAAGACTATCAGATAGAAAAGACTGATAGTCAACATTTGGTAGTTCTCTGAAGTATCCCATTTTAGTAACCTACTCCCTCTTCTTTTGAATCGTACTCATCATAATCTTCATTGTAAATCGGTGTCAGTTCGCTGAATGACAAATCCATCTGCATTGAGATTGGTGTTCCATCATAATAAGTGGCATGAACACCATCACCAGTATAATTAACGCTCATATTTGTAAGAGCACACAACTTAAACTTGTTTAAGAAACTATGTTCCTGGTCACCTTGCATATATTGTATTTGGAAAATATTTGGAGTTCTTAATAAATCACCACCAGAACCTTTTGGTGCCATATTTCTCTTAAATGCCTTTATGATGGTTTTAATTTCATCAGACTCTTTTTGGAATCTTGGAGTGAACTTAAAAGAGAACTTAAACTGCCTTAATCCAGGACCAGAGAATAGGAGTTCTTGGTTGGGGTTGATTATGGTTCCATTACTTCTTGCCATTACTTGTTCAAGAGTTATATTTCCTCCAAATGAATTGACTGCTGCTACTGCTAATCCTGAAGTTATTGTTTGTTTGTTGTTATTCAGTATTTTTATTATACCTTCTAGATCTCCTCCTGCTTGTTGTAAGTTGCCACTCTGCATAAGCGCAGCAGTACCACTAATTCCTTGAGCCTGCAAGTTATTCATACTGGATGAACCATAATTTGCAGTATTATTATCATTAATTTGTGAGGGAATTGGAAGAAGTATTGTGCCTAAAATATTTGCCTTATCCGCACCAGCAGGACCTCCAGTAAGTCCTTGTCTTTTATATGTTATGGCAGTGAATTTGATGAAATCTTGTCCTTTTTCTATGGCATCTTGTGGATATCTAAGAGATCTAAATTTTTCCTTTTTACCCCGAGTTGGTATTGGTTTTGTAATCTGTTCTTGTTTTTTGGGGGGTGGTGTTGATACGGCACCACTAGTAGGAGGAGTTGGACTATTTGGAGGAGTTTGTTTATTTTCTTTTCCTTTATCGTATTCTTCTTTCGTTACCGTAGTCCACTTTTTCCCATCCCACTTTTCATAGGCAGTCCCAGTTTGACGACCTCTACGATTAGATACTTTTTTGGTACGAAGTTCACCAGCCCTTGCAAGATCTGCTGCTTCTTGCTTCTTTACCGCTTCTTCCCGTGTTTGTACTCTTTGTTCTGCTAATTCTTTAGAGCGCGACTGCCTTGACATTTATCCGCTTTTCTAACTATTTAGAGCGAACTTTACCAAAACTGAGTTCTACCACATCAGAAAGTTCTTCTGGATAGATTTCATATAACTGACCAACGACTTGATTATAATTATACTTTCTCATTTGACCACCCCAGTGGAAGTTTTCACCACGAAATCCCCAAGAATAGACATCTTTTACTTCAACTAATGGAAACTCATCATATCGTATTCCATTAGTCTTGGCAATATAGAAAAAAGTATAAACCTTACCAGCACTTGGAATCGTTCCACTTTCACTCAGAACACTAATCAGTTCCTCCATCTTGTCATCTGAGGACTCTGTTCCAATTAGATTATCAATCACTCCACGCACACGATTATCATTATCGTCTGTTGGATTTCTTCTTTGTTTAAGTGTTTTTCTTGGCATTACTTAATACCGAGTTCGTTTTCCGTAAGAACCTTAAACTCATAACCACGATCTAGGCACCACTCTTCTGCTGCCTTCCACTTTGCCTGATTCTTGGCATACTCAACGACTTCATAGATGTATGCTTTCGTCTTTCTTTTCTGAACCTTTGGTTCCACACACTGTTTTTGTGGTTTAATCTCAATAATCATTTTTTTGATTTTACCACTAGATTCTTTGACCTTAATATAAAAGTCTGGGAAGTATCTGTGGTATCTATTGTCTAGTGGTGAACGATAAGGAACGACAATTTCTTCACTACCCCATTCCAAAATGTTTTGATTATTATCACAGTAAACCATAAACTTTCGCTCCCACAAGGAACGATAGATTATATTTGTTGGATCACCCTTGTATTTTTTTGGATATGAAGGTTGGTATTTTCCCTTATATGACATCTAAATACTTAATAATGTAAGACTCGTATAAGGTATTTAGAGTGGCAGATTCGCTAATTCAAAATTACAAGATGAGGACTCTTAACAGATCCGATCTTGTAACACCATCCTTATCAAATCAATATCAGGTTTATATTTCTGGAATACCTAAAAAAATTCTTTCATATTTGGAGGGAGATTATGGAGTTGATAGTAGTTGGATCAATAGAAATGTAGGATTAATGTGTGCAGAAGCAACTTTACCAACAAGTTCTTTTGCAACCTCTGAAGTAAAGGATAATTTTCAGGGTATTAATCAACAATTTGCTCATACGAGACTATATGTTGACAGTGATTTTACTTTCTATGTTGATTACAATTATAATATGATAAAATTTTTTGAGGGGTGGATGGATTATATTTCGGGAACAGATCAAAAAGTTCCTAGTAATAGTAAAGGATATTATCGTAGATTTAATTATCCAAATGATACTGAAAGTGGATATAAAGTTGATACATTGTCAATAACTAAATTTGAACGAGATTATCAACGAAGCGGAACATATTTACAATATGATTTCTTCAATGCTTTTCCTAAAGGAATGAGTGCCATTCCAGTTTCATATGGATCTGCTGATTTGGTAAAAGTCACCGTTACTTTTGCTTATGATAGATATATCATGAATCAAAAGGATAAAGCATCTAATGCTCCTGCACCTCCTCTTAACCCAGAAACAAAGGCAAAACCAAGACCAAAAAATACTGATGGAACAATTGTAACCAGAGGTGGAACTAAAATACCTCAAGGCAATTTTAAATCAAGTTTATAAATCGTCAATAAATAATCACAACTGAACTTATAATGGGTTAGTATGCCTTTACCAAAAATTAATACTCCAACCTATGAGTTGGAATTGCCTTCTAATGGAAAAAAAATCAAGTATCGTCCTTTCCTTGTAAGAGAAGAAAAAATTCTTATTATGGCGCTGGAATCTGAAGATATGAAGCAGATTTCTAATGCAATTAAAACTGTTATTTCCGACTGTATTCTTACAAGAGGAATTAAGATTAATGATCTTTCTACTTTTGATATTGAGTATATATTCTTAAATGTAAGAGCGAAATCTGTTGGAGAATCTGTTGAGGTTAATGTCACTTGTCCTGACGATGGAGAAACACAGGTTCAGGTAGAAATTGATATTGATAGCATTCGTGTTCAGAAAAATCCGAAGCATACCAATATCATTAAACTAGATGATGATCTTTCCCTCAAAATGAAATACCCCTCTCTGAATCAGTTTGTTGAAAGTAATTTTGAAACATCAAACAATGATAGTGATGTTGATAAATCACTTGATGTAATTGTTTCTTGTATTGATATGATTTATAATGAAGAAGAATCTTGGTCTGCATCAGATTCTACAAAAAAAGAATTGCAAGAATTTGTAGATCAGATGAATACAAAACAATTTAAAGAAATTGAGAAGTTTTTTGAGACTATGCCAAAGTTATCTCATATCATTGAGGTAACCAATCCCAATACAAAAGTGAAAAGTGAAGTTGTTCTGGAGGGTCTGGCAAGTTTTTTCAGCTAGCGATGGCGCATGAAAGTCTTGAGAACTTTTATAAGACCAATTTTGCCTTGATGCAACATCATAAATACTCATTAACAGAGTTGGAAAATATGATACCTTGGGAAAGAGAAATTTATGTATCTCTTCTCCAGCAATATATTGAGGAAGAAAACCTGAAGTATCAGCAAAAGAATGGCATTTAGTAGTCAGGCATTTAGGGCACCATCGTTAACATCAAGACCTAAATTGGGGAAGACTACTGTTTCCTCTTCAGTTTTTCGTGGAACTGCTGCGGCAGTAAGTTCCCCCAAGGCTATGAAAGTTCCCAAAGGAATGGGATATGATAGCATTTATCGTGGTTCTAATGTAGATCCTAAAAATCTAAAGCAAGAATCTACACCTGTTGAACAAACTCTAGTAGAAACAAATAGAATTCTTGTAGAAATACAGAACCAGTTAGCGATTGATTTTGCCTCTAGGATTGCGAGAGATAAAGAAGAAGTTAATAAAATAAGAGCAGTATCTGATAAAAAGAAAAGAGCAGAAGCAGAAAAGGGTGCTGAGGCAGTCAAAAAAACTGGTGGTATTATAAGTGGAATAGGTAATAAAATACTTGCTCCTGCAAAGGGAATATTTGATAAGATAAAAGATTTTTTAGCAATAGTTCTTACTGGATTTTTAGTTAATAAAGCACTTCCTTGGTTGGCGGCAAATCAAGGCATTATTGATGGGATATTTAAGTTTCTTGCCAATCATTGGAAGAAGATACTTTATTTGATTGGTGGTGTAATAATATTCAAGGTTGTTCGTAAGATTATAAAAATCTTTAAGGCAGTCAAGGCTGTTGCAAAGTTCTTAAAGAATGGAATAAAAGCATTATTTAATATCTTTAGGAGAGGTGGAAGAGTGATGGGTGCTATGAGAGGAGCACTCAAAGGTGGACAAGGAGTAAAAGGTGCATTAAAAGCAGGACAGAAGGCATCACAAAGGTTTGGTGCAAAAGCGGCACAATCTGCGGCAAAGAAAGCAGCAGCAAAAACTGCCGCAAAAGCGGGTGCAAAGGGTCTTGGTAAAGCGGTATTGAAAAAGATTCCTCTGATTGGATTGGGTGCTGGTATATTGTTTGGTGCTCAAAGAGCACTTGCTGGTGACTTTGTGGGTGCTGGTATGGAACTGGCATCTGGTGCTGCTGGAACTGTTCCTGGTTTGGGAACTGCTGCATCTGTTGCGATTGATGCGGCACTAGTAGCAAAAGATGTTGGTGCATTTGATGGTGTCGGAAAAGACGGAACAGTTCTAGGAAAAGATGTTGGCGACAAAGACACAGTTGATACCAAGTTAACTGTTGGTGAAACAGTTGTCCCCAAAAAACAAAGTAAAGAATTTAAACCGTTCCTAAACGATATCATCAATAATGAAGGTGCATTATTTAAGGCAATGGATTTGTCATTTAAGATGCAAGAACAAAACATTAAAATGTTTACTGATATAAATGAAAAGTTTGATAATGTTCTGACATCCTTTGACAATATTATTGATGGTATGAAATCTAGTAGCACAACAATTAGTGCTGGTGGAGGGGGTGGAGGAGGCACTTCTGCAAGCGCAGCAGCAGCATCTATATCTCCACCTACTACTGGTGGAGGAGACACATCACAAAAACTAACACCGCCTATGGATGATGGTGAAGGAACAATCACCACATTACCAATGTTGCCAGATACTTCATCAAATATTTCTGAGGCAAAAGCAGCAGCACCACAAGGAGGAGATTCTGTTCCTGTTCTGGATGCCGAAGATTCTGATAATTTCTATGTTGAATTTATGAAAAAACAATTTGGAATATTTGGAGCTTAGTAAATGGAAACCAGACAGGTAGAACAACTAAAACTAAATGTTACAAATATAAAAAGTTTCTTAGTATCTTCAAATAAAGAAAGTCAAAAGATTTCGGCACAAAAGTCCTCACTTATAAGAAGACAAGAACAATCTGAGAAAAGAAAATTAAAAGAAAAAAATATAGAAAGTGTTCCTGGTTCTGGAACTGCCGGAAATATTTTTAGTAAGATTACCAGTCCTGCCACTAGTTTTCTTGACAAGATATTAAATTTTGCGGGAAGTATTTTACTTGGTGTAATTGTGAATAACTTACCTGCAATAATAGCAAAAGCAGAAGAAGTTATTAATGTTGTTAAACCACTTTGGGATGGAGCAGTAAAAACTATTGGATTTATATTCAATACTTCTAAGACCATATTTGAGGGTGTAGTATCGTTCTTTAATCCCAAAAAAGTAGAGAGTGAGACGCAAGAAGTTACCGCAGAATTAAACTCATTGGAAAAAGAACTTGACTTTGATGAAAATATATTGGGAAATCTTGGACCTCTTCCATCCGAAGAAGAGTTTGAGCAGGATGAGGTTGAAGAAATAACTGAGAAAGTTCCAGAACCAGTTAAAACTATAATTCCGGTAATTCCTTTCAGTCCACCAGAACCCCAAAAGAGAAATGAAGGTGGGGAAATTATTAGAACAACGCAACCAAATCAATCACCTCCCAAATCTTCTGAGAATATTAGGCACCCATTCCAAAGATTATATAATAATGTTCATATGAATCGTGATACATTAGAATTATACAGAAAAAATATAGACAAATATGAAAAGATTAATGAAAAACTTAAAGGTATTAGTCTCGGAGGAGGAGCACCTACTAGTGGAGGACCTCCTTTCAGTCCCGATCAAACACCAGTACCAGTAAATGTTGGACCAATAAAACCAGGAGGAATGTTAGATTTTATAGGACATGGTGATGGTGCCACTGGTAGATTGATATTGAAAGATGCTAGCGGTAAGAAAGTTGGTAGTTGGGAAGCTATCAGTGGCGTTCTAAGAACTGCTGGAACATCGCAAGCAGAAAGAACAAATGTTTCTGGTAGATTATATCCACTTCCCGATGGAACCTATCCTTTGGTTGCATATGCAAGACACGGATTTGTTAAGGGAGTTGGAACCTGGTCCACTTTTATTAATAATGCTTCTGGCGCAATCGGAAGAAGAAGTGCTGTTATGGTTCATAATGATATTGGTAGTAATGGAACAGCAGGTTGTATTGGTGTTGAACTTGGAGGAACATCTGGAACTAAGGCAGAACAAGCATTTTTAACTTTATATGAGGCAGTAAAACCAACATCGGTAAATGTTTCAATAGGAAAGGGTGCTAAAAAGAATCAAAGTTTGAAACCCAAACCAAGAGTGACACCTGATAATGTTCCAGTATCGCAAGCACAAAAGAATAAAGGTAAGACGAAGACTGTTATTATTCCAGTAGAAGTCTCAAAACCTGTCCCAATTCCAACTAGTTCTAATAATGGATCTACTATATTAAATACTTCTAGATCTAGAACATCAAATTCTCTTCACAACATACCATAAATGTCAGCAGCACAAAGTTCTATATACGAGAAGTTTATAATCATATCGGCAGACGGACAAAATCGTGCTGATATTGCTGAGGCACAGTTTAGAGTTATAAGTTTTGATTACTACGAGAATATCTTATCTCCCTATATTACTGGGACGGTGATTATATCAAGCACCTCTGGTTCTGCAAAATCAAATGATGATAAGCAAAACAGATTGGGAGCACTTCATAGTTCATTACCTCTTCGTGCTGGTTGTACTCTTCTTGTAAAAATAAAAACAGAAGTTGGTGAGGCATTGAATTTTTCTGTAGAATCTGATGAGTATAAAAAACTATATGTAACTGATGTGAGTGTCCTTGATAAAAATTCCACATCAGAAACATTACAAATTAGATTTGCATCTAGAACTGCATGGTTAAATGAGACTAATAAAATAACTAGAAGATTTACTGGAAGCATTAGCGATTCCGTCAAAAAAATACTTAAGGTTGACTTATCTTTTAAGGATGAGCAAATCAAGATTGATCCCTCTAGTAATTCATATTCTTTTGAGGGTATGAGAAAGAGACCGCTTGATTTGATTTCTATGCTTTGTATTAGAACCGTTCCATCAAGTGTCACAAATCCTGGTTATTTCTGCTATGAGACAAGAAATGGATTTAATTTTGTTTCGGCAGATAGTTTAATCAATCAGGATCCATTTGAAAGAGTTTATACTTACAATGGAAAAGTGGTGGCATCCGCAGAATTGAAAGACGATTCTAATAACTATAAGATTGCATCCCTGAACACTCTTAAAGATCAAAGTCTTTTGTCTCAAATTCGTACCGGAGTTTATTCGTCAAAGAATGTATTTTTCAATCCTGCCACCTATGGATTTACGGAGATTGATATTTCCGTTGAGGATAAGAAATTAACACAAGACCCTAAGTTTTCTTCACTAGGTAAAAAAGAAGGAGCACCACAATTCTTGTTTGGAGGTAAGAATGGAAAGAAATATCACAGAATACAATCGGCAATTTTTAATGTGGGTGCAGAAGGATTGTCAAAGGATGTAAATAATAGTCCGGAACTATATTATGCTGCTGGAAGCACGAGATATAATATTATGTTCTCGCAGATTCATTCTGTGACCATTCCTTGCAATACAGATCTTGAAGCAGGCGGATTGCTTAAATTAGAAATTGAATCTAATTCTCAAGATAAAGAACAAGGACCAGATGAAGTTCAGAGTGGAAACTATATAATTCAGGCACTCCGTCATCACTTTGACCCAAATAAATCCACCACATCAATGAATTTAATTCGTGATTCTTATGGTTTACACTTTACCAAATCCAATTAATAAGTCTAATGGAATCTAATAATACTGATGGTATAAAATTTTTTGGTGCTAACTCCAACGAATGGATAGGTATTGTATTGAGTGCCGAATCTCAGAAAGAACAAATACAAGGAACTGATGGTTTTGGGTGTAGATATAAAGTCGCAATAATGGGGCACCACCCAACAGACCAGGCAGAAATTAAGGATGAAGATATTACATATGCACTAGTTCAGTTTGGTGTATGTGACGGCAGTGGTGCCGCAAATAAAATGAGAACACCAAGAATATCTCAGGGTGACGTTGTAAGAGGAAAGTTCCTGGATGGTTCTGGTAAACAACAACCAATTATTGAGGGTGTTCTTGGTAGAACTTCTGGCACTCGTTATGGTAAGGGAAGATTTGAGTCTAAAACTGGATTTTGGGGGGGATTAAAACCAGGAAATCTTTTGGAGAGAGATGAGGCAAACGAGACCAGTACTCCTCCTTGTGTTCCAAAAGCAACACCAAAAGGATCTGGTAGTGACAAGACTGATAAAAGAGAGACGGATAAGGAAGCACTGAAGGCAGCAGGAATTGACCCAGATGGAGAACCAAAGGTTGGAGAAGTTAAAAAACCAGAAGGCAATGGTTTAACGGCAGAAGAACAGAAAGAGTTTGAAGAAGCAGCAGCATTTGAGGCGGCACTAAATGCTCCAGTTACTGATGAAGAAAGAGCGAACGTTGATGCCAACCTAAACCAGTAATAAATATCAACACGGAGGAAAATATCTATGAGTTGCGCCAGAGCCGAATCACTAACATCAGGTAATATTATTATATCCGCAGATCCCTGTAAGGATAATACCTTTGCTAGAATAGAAGCATACCTTACTAACTTTTTTGATCGTCTATCAAAGATACAGGGTGCGGTTGATAATCTTCAGAACGAGATTAGATCTGTTGTTAAAGTTATTGGAGATACTATAACTGGATTCGTCAATAAAATTCTTGGATCGCTGAATGATAAGATTGCCGAACTAATTCCAAAGGCAATGCAAGCATTTGAGAAATTTTTAATTGGAACTGGAAGAACAATACCAGAAATCATTGCAATTGAGACTCCCCTCATTCCTGCAGTAAAAAAACTCCTTGATGGAATTTTCTGTGCAGCAACAAAGGTAATGAAGGGCGCAAAAGATGCACTGACCGACTTAATCACTGGTGCCGTTAAGAATGTTCTGAATGCCTCTGCTTGTGTAGTAGAAAATATCATCGGTGGATTTACCAATAATCTGATTAATACAATTGATTCTATCGTTGGTCCATTACTAGGACCAATCACTGGAATTTTAGGAACATTCTTTAAGTTTGATCTGAAGAATTTCCTTCTTACCGGAATCAATGCAGTAAGAAAAATTCAGAATCTTTTTGAGTGTGATGAAGAGAAGATTTGCCCAGCATCAACCAAATACAAGATTGATCAGGGTCCTCTAAAAGATATGAGTGAAGAGGACCAGGACAGTGCATTTAATAAAGTCTTCAGTGGAGTTGCACTTTCTCAGGGAGCAAAGAATCTTCAGTCAGACTTTGAGAAGAAATATGGTAAGTGGAGTGTATTTGGTGCTCCATTGGGTGAAGCATCAGATCTTGGACCTTGCAACTTTGGTAATGTAACCGAATGTGGATTACCTACGGCAACTATTTTTGGTGGAGACGGATTTGGTGCCGCTGGTAATGTAATTCTTGGAAAGATTATTGAGAATGTAGATACTGAGGATGCTGTCGGATCTGTAATTAAGACTGGAAGTATCGTCGGTGTTGATATTACAAATCCTGGTCAGGGATACACTGATACACCACTGATATCGTTCCAAGATGGTTGTAACAAGGGATATGGTGCTTTTGGCAAATGTATTGTTGATCGTATTCCATCTTCTCCCACCTATGGACAAATTACTGGTGTAACAATTATAAGTGAAGGCGAAAATTATCCTGCCGAAATTGATGAACTACCACTTTATATTAAGGGTGTCGTAATTGAGGATCCTGGTTCTAATTATGAAGAAGATGATACTGTTGAGGGTCTTGACCTAACAATCAGAGATGGAAGAGTTGTTGCCGCAACTATTAAACCTGGATTCGGATACAATGGATTGCCAGACCTAAATATCAATAGTGATACTGGATTTGGAGCAGTATTGAGACCTATTATGACTGTTGCAACTCCACAAACAGAAATTGTCCAAGTCATAGATTGTATTAGTTAATTATGGGGCAGGAAACTAGGACTACGGAGGTATTGGGACCAAAGTGTGTAATAGAAACTGGCAATCCTCAAATGGGAATGCCAGGTAGAGATTCTACTAAAATATTATTCACCAATGATATGGCAATGAGATTTATTTTATCTCATACTGAAAGTGGTTTGAGTAAAATAACGACGGAGGGTACACTACAAGTTGAGGCAGGTGCCAGTCCTAAATTGCCAGAAGAAATAACAGCATATAAGATTGTTGCCCATAAAGGAGACTTTGACTTAAATGTTGATAAGGGAAGTACAAAAGTATATGCCAGACAGATAGTTCTTCAGGCAAGTAAAGAGATTGTTATTGATGCTCCGAGTATAAGAATTGGTTCTGATAATGATGGTGCAACCAAAGATATTAAAATCATTGGACAACACGTAGATATTAAGTCAAAAAAAGGAAATTTAGCAAATTCTTTAATGGAAAGCAGTTACTTAAAGGCATTTGACGGAACTTTGGTTTCTGACCTTGCACTTATTGCCTCTGGTTCTCCATTAGCAGCAGCTGCCAAAGTCGGTGCAGAAGTAGCGAAAAAACTTTTTGGGTAACAAGAAATGGCAAATTGTCCAGTACCATCAAATCCAGCATTTACAAGATCAGGTAGTTCGGTCTTTGAAAATATTACTATATGGGGAAAAACGTGTATTAATGGGATAGACATAACTGGTCAAGTATTATTTTACGAAGATGCTACCTTTAATAAAGATGTTACCATTAATGGCGACGTAAACGTTAGTTTTTTAGTAGTAAAAACTAGACTAGATGTTGGTGTTGGTGGAACAGCACTTAATATTGATACCAGAACAGAACAGATTGGTATATTCACTGCAACGCCACAGCAAAAGTTTCAGTTTAATTCAGATGAAGACAGTACAGTCGTAATTACTGGTCTTGGAACTGTTGGTATAGGAACTATACAACCTGGAGTTGGAATCAGTTATCTCAATGATTCTACTCAAGGTAAATTGAGTTTAGAAGTAGAAACAATAGGAATTAAAAGAAATATCTATGATTCTGTTGGATATCACGGAACAAATGGTGGTTATCTGCAAAGAGATGAATTTGGAATCAGATGGACTGAAGTAACCCCAGCATTTACGGAAGGGATCTATGTTCAAGATGAGGGTGTTTACATTCCAACTGTTGGCGCGGCACAATCCTTTACCGCATTAAACTTTACTCAGCTCAATAGTCTTGGTGTTGGAACTGATACTATTGTTCCTATACCAAATCCAAGTAATCCTGGATTTATTGCTGATATCCAATCTCAGGATTTGTGGGGATATAATGATTCTGGTAACATCTATAGAATGACTAATGTTGGAATCAACCAGAATTCTCCAGCGTTTACATTGGATGTTGATGGAACATTGAACGTAACTGGTGCTACCACACTTAATAGTACATTAGACGTTGATGATGCTACCACACTTAATAGTACATTAGACGTTGATGGTGCTACCACACTGAACAATACTTTAGACGTTGATGGTGCTACCACACTGAACAATACTTTAGACGTTGATGATGCTACCACACTTAATAGTACATTAGACGTTGATGGTGCTACCACACTGAACAATACTTTAGACGTTGATGGACTAACAACCTTTAACGATGTTACAGAAGCAACCAGTATTAATAGTGCATCTGTACAGATTGATGGTGGTGTTGGAATTGTTAAAAAACTATTTGTTGGTGGGGATACTAAATTAGAATCAACATTAGAACTTGAATCTTCTTTAATTGATATTAACAATTTGACTGGTGTTGCTGGGAAAGATTATAGATTAGCATCTGTTGGAACAGGGGTGTCTTGGAGACCTTCTGGAGTAGAAACACAGAATACTATTTGGGTTTCCAAGAATGGAGATGATTCTAATAGTGGATTGTTAGAGGGTGATGCGAAAGCTACCATTGGTGCAGCAGCGGCAATAGCACAAGAGGGTGACACAATTAAAATTCGCCCTGGTCGTTATATAGAAAACAATCCTATCGGATTAAGAACTGATGTATCTGTAACTGGCGAAGATATAAGATTAGTTACTATCGAACCTCAAAATACATCACTGGATGTTTTCTGGGTAAGAAGAGGATGTCTCATTGAAAACTTAAACTTTGCAGGAGAAACCGTTGGTGTAACACACTTTGGTGCTGGTGCAGTTGCCTTTCCCAAAACAGGAGTAACTGCAAATAGTGGATATACTGCTTCAGGACCAGCAGATGAGGGTCCAACATCTAGATGGAGATCTCCATATATTCGTAACTGTACCAACTTCATGAGTGGAAGTATTGGTATGAAAATTGATGGAGACGATGCAACTGCTAGTATTCCTGGCGCAGATCTTAAATGTATGGTTTGCGACTCTTTTACACAGTATAATGAAAATGGTATTGGCGTATCAATCACAAATAATGGATATGCTCAGTTAGTTTCTATCTTTACAATTAACTGCGACATTGCGATTTATTGTGACACTGGCGGTTCTTGTGATTTAACAAACTCAAACTCGTCCTTTGGTAATTATGGTTTATATGCTGTTGGACTTGGAAGAACAGAATATACTGGAACAGTACTAAATGATGTAATACCAGGCGATAATTCTGATGTTGTTGTGGGAACTGGTGTTACTGATGCAAATGGTGTCGAACAAAGACCATTTGATGGTCAGGCATTATTCTTCCAAATTAGTAATGTTGGTCAGACAAATTATCCAGATGCCGTTGCATTTAATCAACTTACAGAACCTCTACAGCAACTTGAGAGAATTGATGTAATAGGTTCTCCGAGTGGATACAGTGCTATTAATCCACCATCTGTTATTATTAGAGATGCTGATGGAACGGTAAATCCAAAAGGACCGCAAGGAATTGTTGCTGAGGCATCTGCAACAGTAGATGCTAATGGCGTAATTACAGAAATTGACGTGATTAACTCTGGTAGAAATTATCTGCCAACTCAAAATATTGTTGTTGATATTGATGGAAACACAT